TTTTTTTTTTCCTACATGATTCTGCAGGATGTGCTAAAAGATCATGGCTTTTCACGTTAAAAAATTCATTGAAGACGTCTGGGTGACGCCCGCAACTATCAGTCGTGTGTACGACTGAAAAACCATGAGAAATCATATAGTGATCAATTGCACACCGTGCTTTAGAAAAACCCCCGACAGGGCGAAAACGCGGCGACCATGCCGCCTTATACACATAGGGTCAAGACCCGACATGCATTTGCGCGTTTTACTTTGTTTGCTTAAGGACTCACGATCGCCCCTGGGTGAACGTACAGCGTGGGCACGTTCAAGAACAGATGGACGGTGAAGTCGGTACCGGCACCAGCGTAGAGCTCCACTGCAGGAGTTACGTTGTTGTACGTACGCGCATGAAGCACAAAACTGTTGTTCTGAGCATCGTCTTGCGACGTAGGTGCAGTCAAGTTAAACTTGTCGGTGGTTTGAAACTTGAATGCCGAGTACATAGGACACGAAACGTTCAGCATAGCGTTCGTGAACTGGTTGGTCAAAGCTAGACCAGCGGCGTTACCGGCCCCCATTTCTGAGAGGGTCCAGTTCGCCAATGCGTTCGAATCCGTGGCAGGCGGAGCTGTCACCGCGTACCCATAGGACGCGAGACCGCCATTCCGCGCGATCACGACCGTGTTCAGGCCTGTGGCAAGCGATGTTTGCATGCTGACGTTCGTGGTCCAGTTGACTGAACCGCGTGTGCCAACAAAGCACATGCTCACCCACGTGATCGGATGGTTCGACACATAGTTGAAGGGAAAATTTGAAGCCGAAACTATCTGCCCCTTCGCAGATGATGGACCCGCCGGGTCAAATCCGTACGCCACTGGAAGGCGATGGAAGACATGGCGGAAGTTAAGGCATCGTGCACCATACGGCGTTGGGCACAAAAGGCGCGAGAAGCTGTAACGGCGAAGCAACTGGCGCAATGAGACAACGCTCTCGCCGTGGTTGACGAGAAACGCTCCAGGCTCATCGTTACCCAGCGAACCCATAACCACTTGCGTGGACGGGTTGCTGTCGAACTCGGTGAGGGACTGTGGCACAAACTGCGAAAGTCTGAGCGACACATCAGCCGGCGCTGCAAAGCGCATGTTGTCGGCTGCCCGAACGGAGACGATGATGGGCACACTTGTTGTGGCGAGCGGTCCCGTGAGCTCCGTGAGGACACGCATTACGATTTGCCCGTTCGTGAAGCCCGGTACGTGGTTAAACGTCGCCGTCGCACTGTTCGTCCAGGGAATCTGACTCTCAGTGGTCGGCACAATGGTGCGGCTCCAAGCCAGTGCCTGCTGGTAGGGCACACGCACCTCGACGCTCGTCGACTTGCCAAGGTCTACGATTTCGTTGAAACACGTCGTTGATGTAGCCACAGTGTTCGACACGTTGGTCCCCGAAGTGCCGCTGGGGTCGAACGTGATGCGGACTCGACCGCGATGGTACTGCGTCGACACGAAGCGGAAGCGGAAAATCATGTCGCCATGCCAGTACTGGAACATCTGCGCCACCCAGGCCGGGGGCGTCAGGTACAGGCGCTTCGGGACAACCGACGTCATGTCAAACATCACCGGCGTCACCGCTGACTGAAACAGCAAGGTGTTGACCGGCGAAGTAGACTGCCAGGCAGTGATGGTCAATATCGACTCGCGGGAGACGAGGTGTTGGATAGACAACTCATCTTCAGATGAAAGACCGACCACTGCGGGGTCAATTGTAAGCTCGTTCTTCGGATCGAGCGTGAGCTTGTCGAGCGCGAAACCCTGCTCAGAAGACGAAAACACCGGGTTGGTGCACGGCTTCACGGGCATGGTGTCCGCAATAACCGGGGTGTTGCTAAAACCCAAGTTTGCGGCAGCGCGCGCAATCTTCATGGCCCCCATCTGCGTTGCCGTCGCATACGGGCGAATGAGCGGAATCGAGCTCAGTGCCTTAGCGGCAGCAGCTACCGCACTGGCAGCACTCGAAACAGGCCCAACACCATACTCATCACCGGACTGCATGACGAGACCGCACGTCGCACCCGAAATGGTGACGTTCTCAGCCCAAGCATACGTGGTGACTGACACGTTCGAACCTACAGCGCCGTTTGCGCTCTGCACTGTGGTCATGTTGGTGAACGTGAGGCGGCCCATGTCGAGAAAGTCCTGGCGAATGGACGTCGACAGCCAGTTCTTGGGCCAGACGAAAGGCAGCATCATGGACGCCCCTTCATTGTCCTGCACGTCAATAAAGGCGTGAGGACGCTGAGAGAGGGGAATCAAGTGACGCATGCCCGCATCAACAACTACCGTGCTCGGCGTAAATTGCGGCAAGGGTTGGTAAGACAGCAACACCGATCCATAATAGAAAGGCGAAGCGTTGACCATCACCTCGACACGAAGATCGCATCGGAGCCACGGGAACGTCGACAACTTGCGCGAAATCTGCGCATCGTTGAAGAACAAGTCCCACGGGTTGATGTTGCGGGTCGTACCCACTGGGTCAGACAGGTTGATGTCAAAAGTGTCGATCATCACAGGGCGGCTCAAGAAGTCACCGAGTTGACCAACTGACATGGCATCGGCAGGCACCAATGTTGGATGTGCTGCTGCGATACCCACTGTCCGGGGAGTGTCGGTGCTCAAAAACTCGACTGTCTCCTCAGTTGAGGCCATGGTGGTGCTCGCGGACGCCACCGTGCCTTCTTCGTCAGCCTGAGCGACGAAGGACGAAAGGTTTGCACTGCTGGGTGTCAATTCAACAGTGTACTGGGATCCCTCCAGAAGGCTAGCACTCTCTCGCGGTGCCAGTTCGCGCTCGTCCATTCCACAGTGGGCGAGTTCCTCGTTATGAATCTTGGAAACATGTTTGTGAGAGGCTGGGACCTTGTCAGGGTCACCAACCTCTTGCTCGATTTCTGCCGAGCTCGACCGGGGTCGCGTGATTTGGCGCTTGGGCCGCGGTTCACAAAACCGAGTGCGGCGCTCTTTGGGCACTTGGAGGTGCCAGCGCTGCGGATGGGCGTAGGAGTGAAATCTGTCGACAAGATCCTCCCACGTCGGGAAAGTGCTGTCCGAGAGGTAGGCTTGGAGGCCCGACTCAAAAAGGATACACTTCAAAATGTGCGATCGACGCGTGAACTCTTCTTTGCCGTAGAAGAAGTACTCGCGGACTGCACTGCCGACGGTTGACGCGATCTGGAACTCCGGCGAGACTTCCGAAGATCGCACGTGGACCATGAGCGACTTTTCAATCGAATCATGCTCCAGGATGCAGAGGTGCGCTCCAACGTCGTCATCCCAGCGCCATGAGCGCTTCAGGAAAGACACGTCTTTGATGTTGATGAAGGGCACCGAAACTGCTTCCTTGTCTGCCATCGTGTACACGACACCGTGCGCGGCAAGCACGGTTTGGATGGCTGTGTGGTGGAACCACCCTGCCTTTTTGGACACCCCGAAGACGTTGTCATCGCCGTACGTCATGAGGTGGACATTTTCCTTAAAGCTCTCGCACTCCGCTGCGGGATTGAGAACCAAGTACACATATCTCATGTAAAGACAGTTGACGAGGCCGTTGATGATGACGGTCAAGTTATGGCCCGATGGCTCGGAACCAAAAAACTCTACAAGATCACCATTTAGGTCGTACAGTGGGTAGGCGGTGTCAGCACCAATACCACGCACAACAGCAATGTCTTCGTCAGTGTATCCAGCAGCACGACACACTCCTTCAATGATGTCGAAAGCTGCTAAGATGAAGTCCGGCGGCATAGTCTTGTCGAAGGCTTTGTAATCGCCCGCGACGATGCGGTCCTCGCCAAATTGCGTCAAGAACGAGAACAGTTCCGACCACTCCACGGACTGTGCAATGGTGCCAGGTCCGGACTCGAACAGGTACCGGTTAAGCTGCACGACACGGATGAAAGACAGCAGGTACATGCGCACGACGATAGCCCAGTCGACAGGAGCGCCCCCGAAAAGACGCGTTTTACTGTTGGCAATCTTCGCGTGGCTTGTAGGCTCGTCCTTGAGGTGCGCCTTGAAGACCGGCATGGCGCGCTCACCACTGTGATACTTCGCAATGATCTCTTCCGATCGCTGAAGAACCTCAGGGCTGATCGACACGGGGTCCAGAACACCGTGCTGTGCAGGAAGCGCTGTCAAAAACGACTTCTTGCTGGTGTTCCATGGGAAACCCATGCTTGTGTCTCGCTTGAGCTTGTCAACGTACGCCACGCCGGCGGCTCCATTGATAGCTGTGAACGTGTCATACACCATGACCTCGCGGATCTTCTCCTCTCCGAGGCCCTTGAGAATGTCGTTCAGGAAGGCACCCTTCGCAGCGACCAAAATGTCCTGGCGGAACGTGGTCGGGATACGGAGCATGTCTACACAAGCGTTGCGCCACGGTTGCCACCCACTCAATTGAGGGGCGGCATACTTTTGAGAGTAACCGTATTGCTCTGCGACGTCAGCGATGGGTGTTCGCTGCACCTTAGACTTGGGGCGTGCACGGGGGCCCGAAAGCGAACCGTACACCGTGGCGCTTCCCTCGCGGAAGAAGCGCAACGTGCTCTTTTTGTCCAAAGGAACAAGAGCGCGCACCGGGGCAGACGGTGCGTTGATGGTAGGTGTGCCAGCTTGCAACATGAACGTGCCAAAGTGCTCAAGGGCACTCTCGATGTCCTCCTTGAAAATCGGAGTACATACCACACGTTTAAATCCGTTGGCAGCTGCGTGCATACCTAGAATCACTGGTCCAGTTGGAGCAAGTCCGACGAGACAGGAACCGCAGTCACCTTTGATGGTGGCAGTGGCGGATTCACCATACCATACGTCCGATGTGATGCCGTCCCAGACGAAGACGCCCTTTTCGAGGAACGTCACGTCGTTGGTACCAAGCACGCCATCTGCGCCCCGACCAAGGTAAAAGCCCGCGAACTTGCCAAAGAACGAAGGGCGAACCAGGAAGGAGCTCAAGTTTCTGCGCGGAGGCAGGTTCTTCAAGCAGATGATCGACACATCGCGCCCAGGGATCGCGAGGATCTGACTGCGCGCCAAAAGGATGTGCGTGTTGCCTGTAACACCTTCGCTGGCGTCGCCTGCAACGATTTCGATCATGAGCGTGTCACCTTTTGGAATGGCGTGGCTGTTCACAGCGTACAACCAACCGCCAAGGGCGAACGCTCCCGTTGTGGAACGGTTGCCGGGTTCACCAAACCGGAAGCGCAAGACCGACCGCGTGAGGTACTTGATCAAGTCTTCGCGCGTGGCCTGGCTCCACGATGAACTGCCGCACGCTACGTCAAATTGCGTGAGCTTGTCCGACTCGTTATACCACACGTTTTGTTGCTCTTCCTCCTTGGCTTGGGGGCGAGCACCAATGTTGGCAAGATGCTGCTCCTGGTACTCATCCTCTTCGGATTTCTTCCCACGAGTAGCCTGGTAATACCGCGTCCCAAGCTTGATAGCGAAGAACATTGCTGCGGCAATGCCAAACATTTTGTGATAGGGTAACAACGCAGAGTACGTGCCCGACACGGCGTCACCAACGCTGCGCATGCGTCCGAGGATACGGCGACGAAGGTACCCTTCAATAGCCGCACGACCGCGGCGGTAAATGAACCGGCCAAGGGCCTTGTAGAACATGGCAATGTACGTAGCAATAATAAAGCCGAAGCAATAAAAGGCCACAAAGCCGTCATACACGTCACTGCAGTACATGATGCACTGGACCAACCAAAAGACCAGGTGGAAACCATGGTCGTAGGGTCGGGAACCAGCAGCCAAGACTGAGGCCCACGAGAAACCGGCGGTCGCGCCAAGCACTTTGTACATGCCTAACGCGTAGCCGCTAAAGTAGTCCCATCGGGCGTACGTGTAGTAGGACCACTGCGCGCGCGGTTCTTCTCCCTCCTGCTCCGACTGGGGAGTGAAGTTGGGGTCAATACCGGGGTACAGCGCGTAATGCACGCGAAGGTCCTCCTCATCTTCAGCAAGCGCTTCCAAATCGGGGACGTCATCTGGGATGTCGTCCACGGACGGTTCCTCGTCCTCCTCGGACACCTCGATACTCGGTACAGAGTCAGGCGTCTGCGGGGGGGGACTGGCGGCAGGGAAAGGAGCGCTGTCACACACACACACCACGCGTGGGCGCATGCAGGTCTTGCAAACACTCACACTGGTCATGCTCGAATGCGCGCGTTTGAGAGACGCCTGTTGCGCATTGTGCTCTGTGCACATGGAGCCGAACCAAGCAAGAAAATCGTGGATGTCCGTGTAGACTCCGATGACAACAAGCTTGGCGCGTTGGTTTTTGATCCCTTCGCCAGCATGTTCGACCTTCTTGACAGTGATGTTCCAGAAGTTGTCATACGTGCCCTCTTCAGCCTTGCGCAGCTTGTGGGGGGCAAGCATGGAAGGGGAGTCGTCTCGCGCAAACTCCTTCTTCGGCTGCACCTCAATAACATACGGGAGTCGTCGCTGGATGGCGAGAGGACAACCATAGTTGTTGGATGCGTTCATGTCCTCAACGTTGGACGTAGCAACAACCAGCTTTGCTAAGACTGGCGTTCTACCCTTGTCCGACAGCTCTGCCTGGTTGGGCACGTACGAGGTGTTGTTGAGGATCTGGATCACTTCGGCAATTGTCGCATCCGGCGTGCTAAACCGGGTGGACAAAGCGGCAACGTCATCGAGAACAATGCACCACTTCGACGTTGTGTACCCGCTCCAAAAGGGGTCGTTGAAGTTGCGCGTGTACTTGTACTCGGGCTCGACTGGGTGGTCGAAAAGGTGCCCGTAGAACGTGTACAGAATCTCGGCAAAGTGTGCCTTACCGACACTGGACCCGCCATAGACAAGGACGCCAGCAGGCGCGGCACGAGATGCCTGCGCTGCTTTGCGTGTGAGCATGCAGTCCTTGACGTAGCGAAGTGACGCGAGCAAACTGCGCACGGTTTCACCCTCCTTCTTCTTCTTGGGGGGGATCGTGCGGGCGATGGCATCACCTTGCTCAAGAGCGTCATCAACGCGTTGGTGGTACTCGAAAATGTCGAAGCCAACCGCTGCGGGGTTGCCAAGGAACTCTGCCTTTGCCTTAAGGTCAAGAACTTCTACGGCCCATTTCTCGTACGTGGTCGCACTGTGAACGAACGGAGCCCATGAACCAATCTTTACTGCTTGCGTGAAGGACAGGCAAAACGACGAAAGGGCGTCGAAAAGCGTGTACCAAAAGCTAGCCTTGGAACCATGAGCTCGTTTGATAGTCTCTTGCTCGAATTTGGTGTAACCGAGCGTGTCGAAGCTGATGCCAAGCGGCTCCAACAGAGACATACTGAGAACGTTTAGCAACAACTTGTACATCTTCGTGATGATGGGCAAGTCGCGCATGTCGGTGATGAAATCAAACTTCGAGCGCACGCCTTGGAAGAACTCCTCGGCAGACTGCGCCACAAAAAGATCATCGATGACCTTGGCAACGTTCTTATCCATATCTCCCAGGGGGAAAAGTTTGTTGCTGAAAGCTTCATACGATTCGTCGAATACTTGCACGATGCGTTCGAGCAGGTAGCTGTTAAGCAGACGAGATACGGAGGTGTTGAAAACGCTCTTCAGCAGGGCTGAAATGGCGCAAACGTAGTCAACAGTTGATCGGGCGTTTGACATTTGCCAGACGAACACGCCACAGTGTTCAATCTTGTCAATGACGTCCTGCCCAGTTACTCCCATGAATGGCAGTAAGTTACGCATCTTCGTGGTGAAGTCGCGCAACCAGTCTTCAACTCCCGCCTGTGCTTCAAACGACGTCGTGAGACGCGCAAGAGCCAGGTCAGCCAAGTCGGAAGGCAGCTGGTGATGTTTGGTGCCTGCGCGAAGTGCGCAGACAACCACATGGACGAGGCGCGTGTCCTCGTCCATGGACTCAATGTTCTTTCTCGCGGAAAAGATAGCACGACCCGAGTCTGGGGTAGGTGCAATGCTGATAAAGGAAGCCTCAGCAGAAGCGGTGGAGGTCTGGAAATCTCCTTCGTGGCCCGTAGTGTAGACGGCGATCTTGTCGCAGGTCTTCGCAGCACCGGGAAATGCTACTAGTTGGGCGCTACCCAATCCTTCATGACGAGCTGTAGGGGTTACAGGAAGCTCGACCTCAACGGAGGCCCGCGCAGGGGTCGTTGAGCCGCAATCGATGGTAAATTTGGTTGTACTCATTTTCTTGGGTTCAGGGGGTGTGGACCAAGCCACGGGGTGTGACACACAGTGAAGTGCAGCACGGTTTGTTGTTGCGCCGCGCGCAACAACCAACATCACATTACTAGCAAGCTAGCTCGAGGGGAGATAGTCCTCGACACTTGTTTCCCGGAAACAAGTATGTCCATGTTCAATACAATGGACACCGACACGCACCCCTTGAGGTTGTATCGTACGGCTTCGCACCGTCAGGATGTCTGATTTCGAAAGCATAATTATCGCTAACAAACAACATCTAAAAAACCTCTTGGTACAAACAATGTACCTCATTCCGGCATTCATAGCCAGGCGCTCAATAGCTAGAGCGTCTTGTCCTAGCGGGGCATGCCCGCCAGCTGATTTTTCATCCATTAAAAATCTTCAAAAATTTCATACTCAAAAGAGCCCGTATAATAACGGTAACCGCCCTAAAAGGCCGGCTGCTTGGTGTAGTAACCAAGACGGGGGTAGAAACAGCATGCATAGTGTCAAAACTAATTACAGTACTCCAGGTAAATGCTAAGCAAATCCTAACGTTACGTGTTCGAAAATCACGTAGGCGGTAAGCGTACAAAGATTTCCTAATAAGTGCATATAATGTCGTAGAAGACATTATATGCACG